CTTCTCGTCTTCCTTACCGATCGCGTCCCAGTCAGTAGGTGGCGGTGGAGGGGGAGGGGATAAGACGGCTGCGGAGTCATAACTGATGCTCTCGGAGGTGGCGATACTGGTGGCCGCGACGAAGAAGGTGACCGTGTGATCGGTCGAAAGGGCCTCTTCACTGCTGATACCCGGAGCGCTTAGGTTTAGCGCGTCAGGAAGCATGGCCGGCGTCCCGATAGCTTCCGCAGACGGGATGCTTGGCGCCGCTAGGTCAGTGGCGAAGGTGGACGGGTCGTTGATGTTGATGACTTGATACGCACCCGTTGTACCAGTAGTACCGACGTTGCCTGGGGGACGCGTGAAGTCAATTCCTCCATACCCGCCCTGGCCGCCCGTCCCACCACTCCTGTTCTGAGTGCCAATTCCACTTAAGGAAGTTGCGTAGGTTACGGAAACAGTTCCTCCGTGCCCACCACCGCCTCCATACCCACCCTGCGCCCAAATGTTCGTGAAAGACCCGTTAAAGCTGTTGCGGCCACCGTTTCCACCGTCGCCACCTGCTGTACCGGCCGTAATGATCTGCCCGTTCAGAACGATCACGGGCGCTTTGAGTACTAGGTGGACACCAGCACGACCGGCTAGACCACCACCGCCTCCTCCACCACCGGCTGCGGCTTCCCCCGGCGCGCCGATCGAGCTAAGCCCGTCACCGCCATTGCCCCCGTGCGTCGATGCACCCGCGCCCGTAGTCGCTGAGTTGTTTCCCCCGCTACCGGTCTTTATGGCACGCGCATTACCACTACCACCACCAGATTGAGTTCCGTCAATTCCGTTGATGACGGCTTCACTACCAACACCAGATGCGGAGACAGTCCCAGCGCTTGTGCCGGTCGGATTGGGACCGTCACCACCACCTCGCCCTGGATTACTTGAACCGACTACACCTCCGGTACCACCACCTCCATACCCAGTATTCGACTGTGTTTGTGCGCCGTTAACGCGACCAGGGGCGACACCAGGACTCGAGTAGCTAATACCGTCGATGATGACGCTCCACCCGTTATTCCCGCGGACTACCTTCGCGGAGAGATCAATCACTCCGTCGATAGTGATTGACTCGCGCGCCAGGATGTAGAGGACAGCCCCGGTTGTATCTGATGTACTCAAGGTGGCACCAGCGGAGACATTGACTGTCGTGAACTGGTGCTTTGTGTTCAGCGGGAGGTTGTACACCCCCGATGTGACGTTGAGTGGTCCGTTAGAGCCATCACCGAACACGGGCGGCTCCTACAGCTTGAAGATCTTATTTGCCCCGTTCGACCAAGCGAGATTGACGTTTCCGCCGTTCGGCGTGAAAGGAAGGCCCGTCATCGTGTCCACGAAGGAGATGAGCCGGGATGTTGCAGGTGTACCGGTGTCTTTGAAGAGCACGATAGCTTCTACCGTCGCTCCTGTGACGGCTGAGAAGACGATATCCGCCGCATCGGCAACACCGGCTGTGACGGTCTTCGAGGTGAGGTTAGGACTGATAGAAACGCGCGCGCCGCTGGGTATATCTGAAAGGTTGGCATCTGTTGCCAAGTTTGGCGTGTAGGTTCCTAAGTCGACCAGCACCGCCTTTATGTTGTCTGAAGCGAAGTTGATACTTCCGTCTAGGAAGCCCTGTCGTCCATTGTCGTATAGCGCGTTCGCCATTGATGGGTGTCCTGTTTAATTCTGCCCGCAATATAGCCTATAGCCAGCGTCTTGTATAGCTCGAAGTAACGGTGATATCCCGCGCCGTGAACTCGTCATTGAAGGTCAAGATGTTCGCGCCTGGCTCGAAAGAGAGAAGGCTTCCGCGGTAATCGGCTGGAATACCGTTCACCAGCACGTCCCCCTTGAGCGTGTCCATTTCCACGACATCGCCGGCCACCCAGTTGCGGGTGATGCTTACCGAGCGCAGCGAGCTACCGTTACCCACCGTCAGCGCCTTCGCTGATCCGCCCGTGACACTGTTCAGCACTAGTCGGATGTACGGTTCGGCCTTATATGTCCCGCCCACGGTGAACGGGATCGACGCGGTAGCTTGTGTCACTCCGGTGGCGGGGATGAGGGCAGATGATTCGACGTCCCACCCCATGCCGTCAGGGCTGAGGAACTGCACCGAGTAGCTGGCCGTCGATAGGCCATCTGAAGTGATGATGATGTTCTGCGCTGACCCGAGGTAGCGGCGTAGACCAGTGCCGTGCTGGATGTCGAACGGCTGATTCTTCGTCGCCATCGCGCCCTTAAAGGTGTCGAGAAGCGCGTCCAGCAACTCAGGAGAGGCCGCGCGGAGGTAGCCCTCCACCTCGAACGGCTTACTGCTCCACTGCTGCTTGACCACCAACGCGCCGTCGCGCTCAGCGAGCTTGTCGGCCTGGATGTCGTTCGTCGGCGGGGATAAGACAGTCGTGCGAGTGACCACACAGCCGTTGGCCTGCATGTCATAGGCGCCGTACTTTACGGCCCTCATGCTGCGACTCCTAGCTTGGCCATCCGCTGCGTCTTGTCGATGCGATCAAAGAACGAGCTCACAGCGTCCGCGCTTTGCAGGATGATGTTCCCGTTGATCTCGGTCTTGTACGTCGCTCCTGCGGCTCCTGAAGCGGAATCAGCGCGTGTCTTCCACGCTGGGTCTATCTGCGCGCCGGCCGGAAGCCGTAGACGCTCCGGTCCATGCTCACCGACGAGCGTGTCGCCAGCGGGTGCGAAGTTCGTACCGATCGCACGCGGCTTATTCGTGCTTCCTTGTAGGCCGTTGCCTGCGTTCTGAACCAGGCTGTTCGCCTGCTGAAGATTCTTGACGATGGTCGTACTCTGACCGGACACCCGTTCCATGGTGTTTCCGAGCCCGAGTATGCGCCCGACTAGCTCGGTCGACTTGGTGTCGATCTGGTACGAGGCGTCTGCCCACTTCCCGGCCACGGTGCCGATGGCGTCCTGAAGCCGTCCTAGGCTGGCCACTTGATTGAGCGCTGTAGGGCCGATGGTGGCGATGCGTTGGATCGTGCCGTCAAAGCCCTTGTTGAGGATGTCTTCTGAGGCGGCGAGAGCCTTCGTCGAGTCGTTGAGGAGGTCGCGCGCCTGTTTGAGCTGGCCCACCTTGATGGTGTTGTCGAGCATCTTTCCGGTCTGATCTTGCAGTGACGCGATGTACTCGCTGTCCTTCTGCTTCAAGGCATCGACAGCCGCCAGGTACTCCGGAGACTTAGCACCGTACTTCTCTAGGGCTACTCGAGCGGCGTCCTGTGCTGCGGCTAGTTCGCGGGCCTTCGCGGCGGAGTCGAGCTGCGCGGCCTTCAGAACATCAGCACTCACCTTCGCGCGCTGCTGTGCGACGTTGACGGCTTCCGTCATGTCTTTCACTAGTTCCTGGTTGTTAGCCAGGACGGTGAGTGACGGGTTGAAGCTGCGGATCGAGAGGCCGGTCTTCTGCGCGAACTTCTCGAACTTGGTCATGCCTTCTGCGGTCTTACCCCAGTTCTCATTGACATCAGTGAGCTTCTCGTTCAACTTCTCTGCGCCGTCTCGGAGTAGAGAGAAGAAGCCACCCTCCTTGATGTTCCCCTGGTCGTCCATCCCGACGATCTTTCGACCGATGCTGGCGAAGTTGTCGCTGAGGGTAGATAGCTGGCCGTTCAGAGACTTGCTCTGCTTCTCCATCATTCCGCCGAACTTTGAACCCTCGCCGGTCATGCTGGCCATGGCTGCTTCTAGCTGAGGGAACCCGACCTTGCCCTCTTCTACGAGCTTTCGGATGTCTGCTTCAGCGACGCCCATAGTGGACGCGAGCGCCTGGATGACAGGGATACCCCGCCCGGTCAGTTGGTTGATGTCCTCCATGAAGAGACGGCCCTGGACGCGGGCCTTGCCGTAGATCTCGGCTAGCTCCGTCATCGGCATGTTCACACCGGCTGCGATGTCACCCAGTTGGCGAAGGGTAGGGATCACCTGCTCCTGAGCGAAGCCGAAGGCCAGGAGGTTCTTGGCACCCTTGGCGACCTCTGGCATCTCGAACGGCGTCGAGGATGCGAAGTCGGAGATCTCCTTCATGAGAGCCGACGCTTTCTCGCCTGACCCCAGCATCGTGTCGAGAGCTATCCGGGTCTGCTCGAAGTCGGCAGTCCCGCGCACCGCTGCCTGTCCTAGATCGAGGAACTTCCCGGCAAGCTGCGGCAGGTAAACACCGAGAGCTACGTCCCGGATTCTTCCCAGTGAATTGCGGAAACCGCCAGCGCGTTCGCTGGTGTCATCTAGTGCTCGACCGACCTGGCGCAGGGGAGCGGAAGCATCATCTTGCGCCGTGATCTGTATGTTTATTCGGTTATTCGCCACGCCATTGTGGTCTCAGTACAGCGGTATTAGAGTGGCCGCTGTCTTTCTGCGTTCAATTTATCACGAGCTTCGTCTAGCGACCATATAAAAAGCGTCTGCAATATCGCCTCGTCCGGTTCTCGCGCCATTTCCTGCGCTGAGAGCTTGAAATACTCCCGGTAGCGGAAGCGTGCGATGTCATCCTTGATCTCGTCGGGTATGTCCTGGGTTTCACCCCGAACGATGTAGTCGTAATACTTGCCCTGAACGCGCGAGATAGCGTCCCCCCAGTCGGGGTCTACCTCGTCCCAGCTTTTGGGTCTGCGAACGTGCTCCTGGCTACGAGAAGAAGAATCTGACGGAGAAGCGGAGTAGGTAGGTCGTCAATATCGCCAGCCTCAGCATCTACGGTCGTGCCATCTACCAACACCTTGCCGCCGACGAACTGACCCTTGACGTACTTCTTAGTGATCTCGACCGCGGCTTGTTCACTGTCATCTGAGTCGTCCATCTCAGCCTGAAAGCGGGTGGCTAGGTTGACGTCGAACACCTTGAACTTGAGGTAGTGCTCATCGGTCCAGCCGTCAGCTACGCCAGCTAGTCCATAGGTGATTTCGAGGTTCAGTCGCGACATTCATTGTTTCTCCGTTTAGTCGCCCTTATTTATGCACAAGCGGCTCGAAAAGAAAAGAGCCCCGTAGGGCTCTCATTAGCATCCGGCTGGTAGATGTTCAGTCTTATGCGTTGACATAGGCGGTACGTCCATTCTTCAGCACAGGAACGATCGAGGCGTTAGTCGCGGTGTCGAACTCGCAGTAGTACTGGATCGTCACTGTGACCACGTTGTCGCGGTCCTTCGTCACTTCCAGCTCGCGGTAGCGAACACGGGAGGCGGTGAACTCTAGGCTTTCGTTGCCATTAGCGATGGTTGTGCGCATCGCCTTGATGGTGTTGGCCAGGTAGTCCGTCTCGTATTGGTCGTCTGTCATGCGGAGTGTGACTTCGCCGCGGGCGTCGAACGATCCGCGCATGAACTCTGGCGTGTCGTCGGTTCCGAGCGGGTTGAACGCTTCGCTGCTGCGTTCCATGACAACCTGTGTGCGGCTTGCTGGGATGGCAGTGGCACCGGCTAGGGACGCTACGTCAGCGGCGAGCTTGACGGTGATGTGCTTGCTGGTGAACTCCTTCTCAGTGGTGAAGGCAACTGTCTCTGTAGACGTTGCACCCACGCGGGCCTTGAGGCCTGTGGAGAACTGGACCCATCCACCCGACTCGGCGGTGATCTCTAAGTTGTCGAGCACTGCGTAGCTGTGGCGCTGAGAGCGCAGAGGGCTACTGAGCGCGAAGGTCAGTGTCTTCGGGATCGCAGACTGGCTGTGCGCGAAGGTGTGAGGGTAGATGCCCCCGGATGCAGCGCCGGTGCTGACAGAGCCGAACATACCAAGAAGCAAGAAGCCGATGCCCTGGCTTGTGACCTTGCCCGCGATGGTGCCTTCAGCCCACTTGGCGACAGGCTCGCTATCTGTTACTCGGTCGATCACGCCCATGGCGCTCTCGTTCTCGATGTCAGTCTTAGTGTTTTGGAACGAGTTATCCAGCCAGCGGAGCCAGATCTGAGGTGCGACACCGGTTCCTGGTGTTGCCTCGATTCCGATTCCGACGGCTTCCCTACGTCCTATGAATGGGGCGCTAGTTGCCATCATTTACCTCTTGCTTCTTCAGCTTCTTTAATCGCTTGGCAACATCGGTGAGGTCTTCGGCCTTAGCTTCCACTTCCCCATACTCAGGGACGAAATACTTGGCGGTCGGAGTGACAACGTGACGCGCTATCACCTCCTTAGAACTCTCTTCAATGCTGTTCTGCTTTGATTTCATGCCCTCAACTTAAACCATTTCATACATTATGAGAATAGGTAACTTCGATATTGACGTCGGCCATCAGTAGCGTCCCTGATTGCGTCTCTTCTTCGCTCCACTCGCCCTGGGACACCGCCATCTGATACGTGGCGAGATCCTGGTGGAACGTATTGTCCGCATCCGCCTTCTCTAAGGCGTCCACTATCAGATCAGTCAGCTCGTACATCATGTCGAAGTCGCTGCCGTCGTTCTTGACTTCGACGTAGGTCCGGGCGATAAAGGCCACGGTTCGGTCACTCTGGCGATATGCGGCCCTCTCAGGGTCTACCTGAACCGGAAGTACCCGGACTGACGGGAAGCTATCGAACTGGCCGTGTGTGTGCCCTAGTACGTCCATGAATGCGTCCTCGCCGTCCCGTTGGATCGGCTCAATGACGCTGATAATTCCGTCGCGTATGTCTTTGCTCTTAGATGCGGCCATTGTCTACCTCCTTTATGAAGCGAGCCATTCCGGTTGTTATGTCGCGTTCTACGCGCCTGTGCGTGAAGTTGTAGGACTTCTCGACTACCCACTGGCCCTTCGTTCCCTTACGGGCGATTGACCACTGGACAGCGAACGGGTTGATGCCCTTGTCGTCGGCCCACTTGCGGAGCGGTGTGCCCTTCTTGACGCTTGTCCAGTGCGGGCGTGTGCCCTCTTCCACCCACTCGGCATGACGGGCGGATGGGCCGATGGTGGCGCTCAGGCGACGGGCGCCCATCTTGTAGGCGATGGATCGGCGGTACTCGCCGTCGTGGACCGGGGCGCGTTTTCGCATGTCGCGCTGTACGTCGATGGCACCGCCTTCGATCAGGCTGCCGAGCTTGCGCGTTGAGGCTGCTGGAAGCGCTTTGAACACGCGCTGCACATCGCGGGCGTCGAATACAACGTCCATGGCACTACTGCCCCTCACGCGTCGCTAGGACGTGTCGGTGGCCGATGCGGGGAACGCTGTACGTCCGCACGCCTCGCACGTTGAACTTGCCGCCGTCCCATTCGAGCTGATCGCCCGCGCGCACGTCCGCAGAGAGCGGGAAGTACACGTCGTAGCCCACGCCGACGCTGAAGCCGTTCTCCACCTCAGTGCGGGTGGTCATCGGTATGAAGGTGCAGGACACATCCGTGGCGACCGTCGCCTTCTGACTCCGGCCATTAGTTCCGACAGCCTGGTTGCGCTTGACCGTCGCCTTGTGGACGAACAGCCGGCGGCTCACAGTCGAGCCTTCCTATAGCCCGCGATCGTCGCGAAGTAGCTCTTGCCGACGCTGCTGTCCTGACCACTGGCGTACTTGTAGCGCAGTGATCCGATCTGTTCTTCCGTCACCTCCCCCTGTGATCCGTCCTCATCGACGTAGTTGTAGGCGTCGGCGGCGAGAGAGAGCGCGGCGAGCTTCAGGTCTTCCGGCACGTCGATGTTGCCGTAGGTGTAGGTGACTGAGATCTCGTCGTAGTGCGGGCGGAAGCGGCCCTCGTAGCTGCTGAGGATCAGGCGACCCGTGGATCGGAACTTGTAGCTGCTGGCTTGAAGGGCTGTATCGTTGCGGCTGACGGATGACACCGATATGACGTCCATCTGCTTCAGGAAAAGCACCGGCTGGTAGTCGTACACCTCTGTCGCGGTGCGGGTTGCGCCCCACACGCGTCCAGTCATGCGCTCGATGCTGGCGTTTACGGCATCAACTACCTGCTGAGCGCGAGCTGCGTCGATAACAACACCACTTCCTAGGTAGTCTTGCAGGTCGTCTGTGGTTATGACTTCGCTCATCTGCCGCTCAATATGAACTAAGAAGCCCGCCGTTTCAATAGGCGGGCTTCGTTTTGCTTTTGAGTCGGACTATTTGTCTTCTTCTTTGGCAGCGGCAGGGGCTTTGTAGCTCTTGTACGCTTTGTCGATGTCGCGTCGTTCGATCACCTGATCTACGCGCTTGATCTCAGCTTCATCGAGTGCCACGACATCTCCCTTGCAGTAAGGGAAGATGTCAGCGGTGAACTCTACGAGTGTTGTTTTTACGTCAGCCATGGAGCCTCCTATTTAACGCCCGTTAGTTTTGCGAAGTTGTAGTTGCCTACTGGGCGACCGGCAACACGCTTGATGATGCGGAGAGACAGCTTGTCGCGGCTGAAGTCGTCGCCGTCAGTACCGATGTCAACGCGGAGTGCGCCACGGTCACCGATGATGTACTGCTTGAACTGGCCGTACCAGATCTCGCTTTCGTTCGTGCCCGCGCCGAGGTTGGTAGGGATCTCATCAACGATCTCTACAGGTCGGCCTAGAAGTGTTGGAGGAGTGTTTGCAGCGATGCTGTCGCGCCATAGAGGGCGGCCAGTGCTGTCCTTCAACTTCTCGATCGTTCCGATGAGCTTGCCTGGAAGTACGAAGGTTCCAGTCTCGCGGTATGCAGTACCGAGAGCGCTCTTCAGGTTTACGAAGTCGTCGTATGAGAGGTTGCTACCTGCTTGTGCGACTGACGTAGGAGTGATCGCGCTTGAACGGAAGCCGTTTGGCTTACCAGTACCGTCACCGTTGACGAAGGCTGCGTTCTCAAGGAGAGCGAGAGCGAGTACGAAGCGGTCTTCAACATAGTTTTGGATCGCTGGGTTGCTTGCTGCGTCTTCGAGGACTTCGCTGGTGAACTTGTCGAGTCCAGCGGCCTTGTATGGGGTAATGGTGACAGGTGTGAAGGTGACACCGCTTTCAGTGATCTGCGCGCCTTCGTCTACCCAGTACACGGTTGGTAGTGAGCCACTAACGAGCTGCAACTTCGCAGGCATGTTAGGGATGACAGTTGAAATACGGCGCATTGGGGAGACGTATTCCAGCTTGTCGCGGATGCTCTGGTCGATAGTCGTAGGGACCAGGACGCCACCTTGGTTTGATGTTCCGACTGTTTGAGCTTTCGCCTTGTAGTCCTGCTTGAAGGTCTTTTCAAGTGCAGCAAGAGCGTTGCTGTCGCGGCTTGCAAGCGCTTTGTAGAACGCTTTGACCTTTTCAGCTTCTTCAGGGTCGTCTTGGAGCGCTTTGGTGCGTCCAGCGATCGCGTCTTTGCTCATCGCTTTGAGGCGAGACTCGACGTCTTCCATGAGAGCTGTCTTTGCAGCTTCGAGCCCTTCAGCGATGCCCTTTTCAATTAGTTCTTTTACCTTTGGCATATCACCTCCTTAGGTGTTATTCAGTTGTTTCTTCCTCGTCGATTTCGAGAGCGTCAAGCTCCTCATCGGTGAGTTCTGTTTCGAGGTCGATCTCGTCCTCTTCGCCCTCAGCCCCGGGCTGGTCGTCATCGCCGCCCTTAGCTGGGTCCGTTGGGGGATCCTTTTCCTCTTCTTCATCGGTGGTGTCGAGCTTCTTAGCTACGTCGCGGATCTCGTCCACTGCTGCACCGAGCTTGGTAGCCAGGTCAGCGATGGACTCTTCGAGCGCTTTGAAGCGCGCGTCCACGTCGGCGGCGTCGTCGCCATCCTTGGTCTGTGCTTCGATCTGTGCTTCGAGAGACTTGCGAGCGTCGTCCATGCTCTTTGAAAGCCACTGAGCGTCTTCCAGGCGTATGTCCCCAGATTTGACGCCGAGAGATATGGCGTTCGGGTTGGCCGGGATAGGAACGAAGCTGATCTCAAGTAGCTCGTTCTCTCCTAGTACGGGGGTGTCGTCCTCGAATGAGATGTTGTGCGGGATGAAGCCGACGCTGACCGCTCGCAGGAACTTGCGGGCGTACTGTCCGAAGACAAAGAGGGCTTTCGGGTTCTGCTCATCGAATTGAGCCGTTGCAAATGTCTCTTTACCGACCGTCTCGAAGTCTTTCCATGTCGCCATAACGTCTTCAGGTTCGATCTCGCGACCGCCCCGGTGGTTCCATATCCCGATTGGATTCTTCTGGAAGTTGTCGAGCTGCCAGTCCTGCTTCACACTCTCGCCGTATCGGTCTTCTGAGTCGTCACTAACGCGGAAGCGAATAGTGTGGTTCTCTTCGTCTACCGATCGAATCTCTGTGTTATAGAGCTTCTTTACTGGCTGGTTGGCTATAGTCTTCGTCATAACTGCACCTACTTATACGAAAACACGAGCACCTTTGCAATAGCATTTATTCACGGGTACGTACCGGAAGAAGTGTGCAGCGACAACGCGGATGTAATGGCGCACCAGGCACCGAGTCATAGTCGTGATTGAGGCTATAGGTGGTCTTTTCGCCCTTGCGGTTCTCGCCTTCTTCGGTTTGAACGTCGCCCTTTTCAAAGAAGTTCTCGCGTAGGCCGATCACCCGGCCATTCATCGGGCCGCAGAACTTGCAGACGCGTTCGTCCTCAGCGGTAAACCACTCCTTGCCTTCGACAACCCCGCTTTGGTCCCAGGCGTAGATGTCGGCGGCGCTCTGTACGCGGGCCACTTCAGTGCGGGCGATCACGTCGGCACGGGTGGTGGCTGCGATACCCATGACGGCCTCTACGCGCGCCCGGAGCTGATGCACGCCCTCCCCGGCTTTCAGTCCCTCCGTGAGGGTGGCGCGGAGTTGCTTCTCCGTCTCGTCGTTCACGTCGGCGGCGATCTTCGTCGTGCGTCCGGCCAGGTACTCGCGCACGCCCACCTCGTACGGGTCCCAGAGGCTCGGTTGGAGCCCGAGCGCATCCATGGCGTCCTTGCCCGTCTCAATCAGCACTTGCAGCAGGGACGGCTCGACGGCGCGCTTCATGGCGTCGTCCATCGCTTCCCAGTCCAGGAGGTCTTTGACGTAGTCCTTCTCGCGCTGGCCGTAGGCGCGCTGCGTCGTAGAGAGCGCGGTCAGGATGGCATCGGCCTGCATGTTGAACTGGCCCTGTATGGCTGTCAGCAGGGTCGTCTCATATCCCGCGGCTTTGCGGGTGTACAGCTGGGCCTTGGCTTCGCCGATGTCGTCGCGGCTTACGCTGCGAGTTTTGGGAGGCTCTTCTTACCCTCGCTGGTCGGGGTGTCTAGGTCGTCGACGTCAGCGTCCGGGTCGATGTCCGGGTCATCCTCGTCTTCTTCGTCATCGTCGGACGTTCCCGATGTGCCCTGATTCCGCTTCAGAACGTCGCTGAGGGGCACGGAGTTGATCGGGACGATAAGTTGCTCACCCATATGGTCAGGGAGCGGATCGAGGCCGTACTCGGCTCGTGTCTCGTCAATGGTCGCCCATACGTTCGTGCCGGCGGCTGCTTCTTTGAGCTTCGCTTCTACGTCTTCAGGCAGCGGGTTCTCAAAGTAGAGCTCGAGCGTCGGGTCGTACACCTGGACTAGCTGGCTGTTCCACATGGCTACCTCGTCTTCGAGGCGCGGGATGATGTTGAGCAGGATGTGGATGTAGCGGGAGCCTTCGATGTTCGCGCGGTTGTAGTCGTCGCTGAGGCCCGCCATAGACTTCGGCGTCGTGAACATGGCGAAGATCTCGTCACGGGTGAACGCGCGGCTGTCTAGGAAGTCGAGGTCTTGGTGGCTGAGCATGTACGGCTTGACTTCGCCGTTCTCCACGACGAGCGATCGGAAGGCACCGTCGCCGGTGTATAGCTCTTCCATCTGCTGCTTCAGGCGCTCGTACACGTCGTCATCGATGTTCTCGCCGGTCAGGTTGAACACCAGGCCAGGGCGGGCGTTGTTTTGGAACGTCCTTCGGTTCCAGCTCTGCATCTGCTGATCCACGTCGATAGCCGATGCACCGGCCGACACGACGGACTGGCCGTTATACGGCATCTCAGGGTCAGGGTTGAAACCCCGGATCACTGATGCGAGAGGGTACTCGACGTTGTTGTACCGGACCACGCTCTCGGACCAGCGCTCTTTCCCGAGCTTGAACTGCACCAGATGAGCCGGGAGCACTTCGAGGGAGTCCGGGAGCTGGCCCTGCTTCATTTCAAAGGGGACGCCGGCCTTCCTCATCAGCGCGTAGCAATCACCCACGAGGTTGAGGTAGGTGTGGTTCAGTGTGCGGAGCTGCTTGCCGTTGATCCCCAGGTGCGGGCGAGCTAGCAGGTCGAGGATGTCGTGCTTGATGATCTCTTCGTATTCCACGGTGCCGTCAGAGAGCTTCTTCACGCGGCGTAGTTTGAGCGGTACGGCCACGGTCGGCTGCACGGTCGCTCGGTTAGCGGCGAACACCCACCCGATATTGGTGGCGAGTTGTTCGGGCTTGCTACTGAAGGTGACGAGTGGCAGTGCGCTGTCTACGTCAGTGTCGGTCGGGAGACGCGGAATAAAGCTCTTGTCTACTTTGCCTGTAAGTGCCGCCTTAAAGCGCTGGGGTATTGAGAGCTTCTTTGCCATATCTGCGCTCAATATGAACGGCGCAGGGGCTTTCGTCAATGCTTAGATGACGGTGAGGCGGCTCTTCTTCTTTGATGGGTTAGCTACCGCATCGTAGATAGCCGCCAGCACATCCGGGGCGTCGTCGTGCAGGTTTTTTCCCTTTTTCTGATAGCTCAGTAGCTGCTTGTAGAACTCTGGCCATTTGTTCTTCCAGTTGAACGGCATGATGATGTGGGCGTTCACCCAGGCACTTGACGCCAGGATGCGGGCTTCCTTGTTCGCGGTCTGCGCCTGCCAGGTGACGACGCACTTCGAGCTGTCGTACTTCTCCCGGAGGATGCGCTCGATGTTGCGCGCGAAGCCCCTTCCACCGTTGTTGCTCTCGATCACCGCCTCGTTCACGTCGTCCATGAACAGCATCTCGGCCACGGATGGCTCGGTCGTCTCCATCCCCTCGTCCGTCATCACCACGTCGGTCACGTAGACGTCGCCCTCATGGACGATGTAGTCCACGGAACAGAGGTAGTCGGTACCCTTGTCGGCGGTGTCGGTGTAGTTGAACTTCTTGGCTTCCGTCGTCGGGAGCTCGTCGTAGATCGTGAAGTCACTGAACAGCCGGCCACTGATGTCGATCGGCTTCTGGTTGTAGTTGGCTTCTACGATGTCGTGGTTCATCTCTTTGGTCTTCAGGTCATAGTCCCGGCGGGACAGCACAGACTCGCAGAGCATCGAGCCGTCGTCCTGCACGGCCTTGAAGGTGATGATCTCCACGTCGTCCGGGAACGCCTCGATGATGCGTCCGGCGAGGTCGCCCTGCGCCCAGCGGGTCATGAAGACGTACACCTTCCAGTCGTCGCCCTCAGTACGCGAAAGCATGGTGTTTACGAGCCATGACCAGTGCTTCTCTAGGACGGCCTCTGAATACGCTTCCTCCGCGTTCTTGATGATGTCGTCGATAACGATGTCGTTCGCACCGAAGCCGGTCGCTGTACCGCTTGGAGACGTGGCTAGGTAGCTGTCCTGCGTCGAGCCTTCCAGCGCCCACTTGGACGCGCTGGCCTGCCCGTACTTCACCCGCGTGTTCGGGAAGATGTCTCGGTACGTCAGCACGCCGGGGCTTGGCTGCTCATCGATGGTGTCGCGCACCTTGCGGGCGAACGTGGTGGACAGCGTTTCGTTGTAGGAGCCCGTCATCACCTTGCGGCTGGGATCTTCCCCGAAGCGCCACTCCACGAAGTTCCCGCCCGTGAAGCTCTTGTAGTGCCGTGGCGGCACGTTGATGATGAGGAACCGCTTCTTGTTCTGTCGGCCGAACGCCTCGATGCGGTCGCACATCTCGCGGAGGTAGTCCCGATCATCCGTGTAGTGCCGGGGGTACTTGAGTTGGCAGTAGTCCCAGAGGTGGCGGCGCGCGAGTTCGATCTGAGCGCCGAGGGCGATGGCGTCGAGGTTGACGCCCATCTACTTCCTCTTCTGAGCCAGTGCGCGCAACTCCTCTTCACTTAGGCCGCCGTACGGGTTCAATGACTGATCGTTGGTCGTGATGTCGGTGCGGGTCTTCTCCACCATGCCGTGATTGACGTTCAGGAGCATCTTGGCGATGGTTGGGTTGTACTCGCCTTTGATCGACTTGCCTTCAAGCATGTACTGCTGGCGGGCTAGAACTTTCTCTAACGTGTCCGAAAATTGACGGCGCAATAGGGCGTTGCGTTTCTGCGCTGCTGTCGTTGGCTTTTCCTTCAGCGGCTCGGCCCACTCATAGACACTGGACCGCGCAACGTCGAGATAGAGCGCTAGGCCAGCAACGGAAGGGAGGTCGCCGAAGTACATCCCACCGAGCATCACTTCTTCGTTGATGTACTTCGCGGCTTTATCCACGAGTGCCTGGGTGAGCTTTGTCGGTCGTCCTGCCATATTGCCCTCATTTATGCACAAAAGGCGCAACTCGTAAAGAGCGCGCCTTTGTTGTCAGATGTGGTGGCCTAGTATTCGGTCCACTCAACGTCTATGGCGAGTTCCGCGCCGGTCGGCACGGTTCCAGCTAGATCGACGGTGATAGCTTGCGTGGCTGCTGTCAGCATGAAGCTCTTCGCGTATGCGCCGGACTCGATCTTGATTCGATCGCTTGGCACGTTCGCTGCGCTGACTGCGAGCATTCCCTGTCGCAGTGCGCCGATGTTCGTTCCGAGCGTTGGAGCAACGGTGTACACCTTGACTGCGGCTGCTGCGGCGGTGTCTGCTGCGTTGTATGGCACCTTCGTCGGTGTGGTCGAGGTTCCACCCGTTGCAGCGGTCGAGCGCTTGTTGACGGTGAAGTCCATCTTGCCTGCGGCCGTTCCGTTGAGTGTGAGGGTGATGCGGTTGATCTCGACGGTGGTTGATGCGGCACCGACGATCTCTAGCACCTGACCGGCGATGACTGTCGTGAGCTTGGTCGCTGCTGAGTAGGTGCGCTTCGCTGCGTCGATCGTTTGGACGTACATCTGTCCGTGTGGACCTACGGCTAGTTCGCTGTAGTCACCTGCTGCGCTGGTGCTGATAGTTGGAGCATCACGACGGACACCGAGGACGAACAGACCGACATCGGCTGAAGCCGAAGCTGCGTCCTCTGCCTTCTGTGGTCCGGTGGTTCCTGATCCCAGGAGCACCGTACCCACGGTCGATGATCCGGCAGGGAGTGGCGCTGAGAGCGCGAGAGTGGCTGCGGCCACGGTCGGGTTGAGGATGACCTGGACGGATCCGGTCACGGCTGCGTTGGCACTGACGCGGAAGAAGCGGTAGGCCGCTACGTTCGCGACATAGAGTCCCTGAGCGCCGGATGCGATCGTGGCGGATCGAGCCTCACTGTTGGCATTGAGTAAGGCGTTCGCTCCCAGGGCCACCCATGGAGCGCTTTCATCGTTGCGGACCTGTGGCGTTAGAGCCCCAGTGTATGTTCCGACGGTTTGGATTGATATTGAGTCCACGCTATCGATCGAGTAGCCCTCTGACTGATAGCCGACCGTTGAGCCCGCAGTCGGCTCACCCGTAGTCGGGTTCAAGTTCTGCGTGTTGATTGTTGCTGAGATGCTCACGAGGCTGATTCCTGTTTAATTGTCTGCCTGCAATATGCAACAGGTGGGCGCTTTCGTAAAGAGCCAGGATCAACGCACAGGAGAAGGGCTTTGTAATTTCCGGCAATAGCGGTTCATATCGCTTCAGTCGCACAATGGCCGGATGGATAGGGAGACAATCGCCCGCGAGTTTCAGCGCATCGTTCGGGTCATCAGGGAGCCGGGGGACCGGTGCCGCGCTACGGTCAAGTTCAACTGCCACTCAGACACGCTCATGCGCTTCCAGACGAGGAGTCGGTTGGAGCTTCGCGTCTGGTACGACGAGATCAAGAAGAAGCCGCTCGATGCGGCTCTGTTCAGTGCGGTGGAGATGCGATTCCGGGGCGATCCCCAGGAGGGGTGGCGCATCCACTGGGTATCTGTCGAGGCGTGGAACGCGGGTGATCTGCCGGATGAGTTTAAGGACTGGCTGCTCGGTACCGGCTGGCGCTCAGGCCTGGACCACGTAGTCGAGTAGCTCTTTGCGCTTGCAGTTCAGGCACCCGTTCACCACGAAGTAGGCCGTGCCCTTGAAGGCGTCATTGTCCGGCGTCACGGTCTGCTTGAAGCGCTGCCATTGATGCGCGCACGCTGTCCCCTTGCGGTTCTGCTCTACACGAGCGGCGTGTGCGGCTCTAATCCGGGCGTGCAACTGCGTGCGGAGCTCGTCGAGGGTGGCAACCGCTGTCATGCGCGTCCTTCCAGGAAGTCAATCGCCTCCCCTGCGCCGTGGCAGATCGCAGACTCAAAGCCGTGGCGGGATAGGACCGTGAGCCATTCGCGCTGTTCAGGCGTCGCACGGCCTCCCTGACGGCGTTTCAGTTCGATGGCGTAGCTCTTGCCGTCTTTGAATACCAGGTAGTCCGGGAAGCCCTTTGAGACGCCAGCACGCTTCATGCGGATGGCGCGGCGCTTAGCTTCCATGGTGTGCCCGGTTTCGTTCGGTACGTGAGTGAACGGGATGCCGTGAACGCGGAGCCAGGCGGCTAGAGTCTCGGCTTCTTGCTGCTCGGTGGGGATCATGGGCGCGCCCACCTCAGAGCAGCATCGAGCGTCATCACTTGTAGTCGGGTACTTCCGTTCAACATCATCTCGACGCGTCCTTGACCGACGTAGTTGAAATGAATCAGCCCTTCATTGCTATTCCAGACACCAGATAGCAACCATATCCAGTTGAGTAGCCTTCTCATTGCTCACCCCCAGCCAGTAGCTCGGGGTTCTCGTAGATGTTGCCGATGACTTTCCAGTATTCGAGCATGTCGGCGCTGATATTGAATGCGGCAGGCTCTTCCATCCATCGAACAGCGTATGGCAAGAGATTCACATCGGGGAGGAACGAGCCGTCCACGGGCATACCGTATTCGAGTATGTCGCCCTCGTAGATCTCCACACCGTTCTTGTCTTTGAGGCCGGTGTATTGGAGCCACGTCTCGGTATCGCCTAGATCTGGATCTTCTTGGTATTCTCCGCGAGCGTTGTTACTTGGCTGGTTGAAGCTGAGCGTCGCCTTGCATCCAAGCCAATGACTGCCGTAGGCGTGTGCGCTCATGCTGAAGTCTTCGAGATACAGCATCGTCTCACCGGTCCAGAGTCTGAACTTGATCTCCCTACTCATCGCGCCACTCCCGTCTCAGGAAGCGTCACGGTCAAGTCCTGTAGCTCAGTCGCGAAGTGGCCCACGACGTAGTTGCAGCCGTCTTCCGTGTTCTTCGTGATGCCGAAGCCGACCTCGGCGTAGTCGCCCAGCAGTACCGCCTCGTGCGTCGGGCTGTTGATCCACGCCTGTACGAGTGAGTCAGCATCCGGGTAGCACTTGCCTAGGTTCTCGCCAGCTCGTGCGTAGGCGTAGCCCGCCTCAGTGATGAAGCTCCACGGCGTCGCGCCGTCGCGGAAGTGCGCCCAGTAGCGCTGCTGCACTAGATCGTCGGCTTTGGCTTGCGCGGAGTTCGACAGCTTGCCGTTCAGCGTCAGTGCTGGCAGGTCGTGCAGTGCTCGGTAGGTGTTCACGGCCCTGAGTGCGCCGGGGACGCGATCCGCGACTACGCTCACCGGCTGTGTCTCAACCGGGTTCGGTCGGACGGCCTGTTCCCTGGCGATCTGCGCGTCACGGATGACCTGTACCCATAGGCATCCCAGCACAACCATGAAGACGAAGCTCAGAAGAGCCAAGAGCCCCCATAGTGCTTTCAATCGGTTGTCTATTCTTAGTTTTGTCCCTTCGTTCATGATGTCTCCCTGTTTAATTGCTTGCCCTCAACTAGAGGCACCACCAGGCGAGAGTGGGCTTCGCCTGGCTGTGTCTGTAGTCGATATGAATGAAGGCATGGAAGCTAGTAGCAGTTCTGGCTCCGTCATTACACGTAAGCAGTAGCTTCTACTAGCTCGCTACGTTTGCTGCCGTAGCGTTGGTCTATGTAAGCCAGTACCTCTCCGTTCGGATTCTCTGATTGCTTACATAGCCATGAAGAGCACACAACCAGGGATAGTTTCACCCCTTGAGCGGTCGCGCCCGACATCACTCTAGTTTTGCTTCAAGTCGGGAGATCGTGTGCCCATGTCTTCATTCATGGATACCGGGAGGTGTTGCCGAGTGCATGATCTCGCGGCCTAACGGGCAACTCTCAACCGGTATGTTTCTATTTGTTCAGGTGCCTTTTGTGCCGTGGTGGACAACTGCCCTTAGTATGAGCTTTTCAGCCGAAAAGTCAATACCAATTATTCAGCCATAGCCGATGATGTGGACAAGTCCATTCCGTCCGGTGTAGCGAGATCTGCGTAGTACTGGATCACTGATTGCCAATAGTCCGCGTTAGGGACTATGGTCATCCGGGCGTCCTGGTAGCCGCCGGCCGTCTGGATATTAAGCGAGGCGAAGCCGAGAAGCCCGGCGAAGATGTTTCCGGCGACGACGCTGCACTGCTGGACGCGGACCCATTCGAGCTGCGCGTCCTTCTTCACGAACAGCGTCAGGTAGTTCACGGCGACTATGCCGTCCTGGGTGAGCGTGAGAGTGCTGAGGCTATAGACGTACAGCTGCACGATCGTCACTGCGGCCACCAGGAAGATCACGAGGGCGGCGATGAGGAACATCACCATCGGGTCGGCCCACGGCGAGTAGAACGACTCGTAAAGGCCGAGCATCAGGAGTCCCATAACGCCAGCACCCACAAGGAAGATGGCCAGATATCCGGCCCAGTGCTTAGGGATCGTGACAGGTAGTGGTTGATCGCTTGGGTTCATGCCCGCAATGTGCGCCATCAGGACCAATCCGTCAACTGCTACGGTGTGGCCATGAAGCAGTGGGCCGCCATGAACACTCAGGCGCAGCACACGTTCTCACCCGGCACGCGGTGGCTGAAGATCGTGGGGGATCGTCGCTATGTCATCGAGCTGCATCAGGACGGCTCTGTGACTGAGTGGTTCGAGAGTGCGCCCGGGGACACCTGGACCGGCTCATGGGAAGCGAAGGCTATTGACTGGGGATCTCTCGCCCCTGGCCTCGAGTACCGGATCGGGGGCTATACGGGCTTCGTGGTGGTCGAACCGTTCGTGGAGCACCCGCACGGGGTCGAGGGTGAGGAACGCGTGGAGTTCCGCAAGCTCTAAGACATAGACCGCCCCTACTGCCCGGAATACGCCAGCTAGGACCGAAACGACTACTTGCTGCCTTATGAAGAGCAGACCGGGCACCAGGTCGTCGGGCGGTGGGACGTTGCCTGGATTTGCGTCTGAGCTTCATTACGTCTTTGTTGGTGCAGATGAGGTCGTACAACTCACCCCGCAAGTAGACACTTGTGCATAGGAATAGGCGTGATAAAATAGAAGTAGTTCTAATTGACGCCGAAACGCTCCGCATATCGCGGGGCTTTTCTTTTCTCCCTTATACCCCCGTGGCGACCGTTCTAATTGACGCCGCAGTTGGTCCTATTTACTCACACGAGCTAGTTCCGGTCAACTTCCGGACCCTCCGCGCATGTGGATAGCCTGTGCATAAAGTCAGGGTTGCAAAAAGGTCATGGCTACTTCATAGTTACGGGCAATGAGTGACAGGAAATACCCGCAATCGAACGACCGTCTAGGGCTTACCGGCGAGTGGCTTCCTGTCCCTGAATCAGTAAAGCGCCCTGAGAGCGCTGTACAACATGACTTAGATGAGGTCCGAGAGAAGGCGCAGTATATGACGCAGCTTTGGACCCGATATGCGCGTAAGCCGCGTCTAGCTCCCCACAATGAGGGCGACGCCAGCGGCGAGAATGCCAACCAGGCCAATAGCCAGGTCGCTTAGAGGCGCTGGCCGGCGGTAGTAGTTCCGGCGCACAGGGCGGTTGTAGCGCGTGCGCTTAGGTGGTTGAGACAAGCGGGAAAGGTCGAGGGGAGTCATCTCCCCTGTTCTTGTATCTGTGATGTAAAGGGTCATGCCGGACCTACCTGTAGACGACAACAGCGCTTGGAAACGGCGCTGAGTTCTTGCTGCCGCCGAACTTCAATCGGCCACGCACGAAGCGCACCTCGGCGTTCTTTTCTATGACGTTCTCGTGCCACCAGCGCGTATCGGTCCGAGCAGGAACGAGACAGACTACGGTCGTGCCTGATTCTGAGGCCTTCTCCATCCATCTCCCTATCTCCCTGCCGTAAGGAGGGTTCATGAACACGGTATGGCCGGACCAGTCCTGAGCTAATCCGTCATCATCAACAGTGAAGTAAGTCTGACACTTGTGGTTTTCATGCGTAGCGCACGGGTCAAGGGTGAACTGAAACTCAGCATCCAGTTTGTCGAAGAAGTCCTGCGGTGTGGCCCATAGGTCTGTGTTGCTAGAAAAATGTGGAGCAACATTCATACCACCGCCTTCGCCGACTCGGCAATGTGAGCGTCAACTAGCTCACGTAATGTCTCCACATCAGATGCACCGACTGTCTCGAAAAAGCTGTCGCCGCTGTCATCGTTGTCGAAGTGGTAGCCAGTGATTTCAAAGAAGTCACCGCTGTCAATTCTTTCATCCGCCTCACCCGTCGCGTCAAGCGACCATCGCTCGTATGTCTCAACCTCCGCTGTGATTATGTATCCCTTGTATTTCATACATCGTTTCTCCTTGTTTAGTTATTGACTCAGCAGAACGCATGGAGCTAGTAACCGCCCTCATTTTCGGGTCCCATGTGCGCGTACGCATGTTCTACTAACTGACAACACAAATAGACGGTTCTAACCGGAGAGCTTTTGGAATGCTCACGACGAGTTTGTGTTGCCATGCGGTCGATACAAGTACAGGGTTCAACTACGGTCTTAATGAGGTGTGATACCTCGTTGCCTGTTATGACCTGCGGACTCTTGTATCGCCATGTAATCTGCTGAGTTGTTAATCCTTGTCTAGTGAAGTCATCGGGTGGGCTTCTTTGCCTCTATCGCCGTTGCTCGTTCGACTGTTTATAGTATGCGCCTTTTCAGGCGAAAGGTAAATACCTTTTTCGTTGTAGAATTGTCCACGTTTCAGGGGAAGATATAGCGCGCGAACGTCTGCGCGGTGAAAGCAAAGAACAGTGCTTGTTGGTCTTCCCTGCCCTGCCGGATAATCCAGTTCAACTCGTGCGCCCGGTCATCATCCGGGGCGATAAACACGACCGCTGTACTGGATGGCATGACCGATTCATCTGACGCCTCGTACGCGCGCCAGTAGTCCGCGAGCTTCGTCTTAATCTGCGGGGTGCGCTCCGTTCCCATATCCACCTCTAGCCACAGGTGAACGGTGGACTGCCGGTGCGGGTCAATCACTTCCATGTAGAGGTCCGGGCGTAGCTCTACCCCGCCGACAACGCCCCAACTATCCGGCTCCGTCCTGAAGCCGTCGATAGTGATTCTCTTCGCGCGCTCTAGTTCGAGCAGTTCACAGTACGCGTCAGCCACGGCGAGTGTGTGCGGCTTGACTGCCCTAGCGGGCCAGTATGCCCCCTCACGCCTCGCCAGAGCCCATCCAGCGCGTCCTAGCTGGTAGACGTACTGCGAACTACCTGCGCCGGTTCCGCCTCGCATACGGCGCTCTATACGGGCGAGATATTTTCGCTCTACAAGACGGTTCAAAGCGTCATACATCCTCGTCAGCGACTTCGCTTCGTGAAAGTGAAGGCAACGGACATGGTCCGTTGCTAGCTGTCCGAAGCGAGCAACTGACATGACAATCTGGCGGTCGCGGTCGAGGATGAGCATGGAAGTGACTATGAGGGAACGTAGTCCGCGCGTCAAGCAGCCCGCGATCCCAGTGCTGACGCGGATCTGCCGTGTAGCGATACCCACAACACCCACACAGCGAGGTCCACGGTAGCTACCTACTCTCCGTTGCCCCACCTAGTTTTCCACAATTAGTCCCAACCAACTCAAACATATTGGTATTGACTTTTAAGCGGAATGGCTCATACTAAGCGCCAGGTAAACGCGGCGCAGTGAGGAATTAAAGGCGCGACAGCAAGTCACCGGAGGTATAAACGTGAATTGGAGGGCAACCAATAGACAGGAATAAGAACAATGCAGCAACCTTTTCCATGGATCATCCCAAGCAAGTACAGGGGTGACGCAGTAAAAAGGCACACGCATCACTGGGACAGCCACCTAATACAGGCAGCCCAGGAGATCGCAGCGGAGGAATCCGCAAAGTACGGTCGCAAGATCTCCGGTATGACACTCATAGCCACTTTGGCAACACAGCGAGGTGAGTTCTACACGGAGATGCGAAAGCGGCTCAATCAACGAATGAAGGGACTGAAGAAGGAGTACCAGCGCAATGAGCGAGAGAGACACGACAACGAAAGAGCCAAACTTGGCCTCTGATACAGCGGCACTGAACATCTACCAGAAGCTTGCCCGCATCACGGGCGAGGTAGGAGTGATCGCTAAGGGCGGCCAGAACCGCGAACAGTCATACGCGTTCATCGAGTATGCAGCGGTCGCAGGAAAGCTCCGCGATCTGTTCGCCAAGTACGGCGTCGTCATCGTCCCTCGTATGCAGCAGGTATCGAAGCAGACCCGCCTCGACATCACGTCGAAGGGGGGCAAGGCAGGTGTGTGGGCGCTCATCGACTTCACCTTCACCGTCGTCAATGCAGACAACCCGGAAGATAAGTTCACTGTTACGTGGACCGGGGAAGCCGCCGACTACGGCGACAAGGCGACGAACAAGGCAGCGACGAGCGCACTCAAGTACTACCTGATGCGTCAGTTCAACGTCAGTGAGAAGGGTGATGATCCCGACGCTGACAGTCATTCATTCAACAGCGCTAAGCCGCAGCCGGCGGTCGGTGCAAAGCCCCAGGCTTCACCGAATAAGGCAGCGTCACAGAAGCAGCTCGACCTCATCACCACGCTCGCAAAGCGTAAGGGTAAGGACGATGACTGGCTGACCAGCGTTATCGAGAAGGTCGTGTCCAGTGCGGGCGCTTCCGAGGTGATCGACAAGCTTCAAGAGCTACCCGACGCTACACCGGAGGCAGCCTGATGGAAGAGGGCTACATCGGATCGAAAGAAGAGGAGATGGACGAGGAAGGGCGCATCGTCGATGAAGAGACGCGCCGCGAGTCCACCCTCTGCGCCAACTGCCTAGACCGGCAGTGGACCAAAGTAATCAAGGGCTCCCACCTCTGCCTGGAATGCGCTGAGCGCTACCCCAACGGCATGCCCTTCTAATAACTAACGGGCAGTGCCCAAGGACAACTGAATAATGTCAACCGTTTCATTATCAAAGATGAAGTTCCAGCAGATCGCTGACGATCTCACCGGGACGACACTTTCGCAGAAGACCATCGCGGGTAACCGCAACGTCGGTCAGACCACCGTCAGCAAGGTGAACACCGCTGGCACCTATATCAACTTCAGGAAGGGCCGCAAGGCTAAGCAACCGCTCCGTCCAGCGCAACCTCTCACGAGCGCGCAGAAGGAAGCTATCGCACGCAAGCAGAACCTGAACCCACAGACGGCATCAGACCGCCGTGAGAAGCGCTTTGCGAAGGAACTAGAACGCCTGGACAACACGCCTACTCGCGACGAGTTCAAACACGAGATCAGTGCGCTGCACACACGAATCGACACGCTGAGTGCGGTCTACCGGGGACTCGCGACCAACTGGCTCTTTCGGGCACTTTTCGGCAAGACGGTCGTGCGTGCAATTGATCGACTAGTTGCGGAAGAGCGAGGTCGATAGATGGCGGGCACGAAGGAAGGCGGTCGAAAGGCCGCCGCCAAGAACCTAGCTCGCAACCCGAACTTCTACGCGGACATCGGCCGTAAGGGAGGAAGCGCCCGCGGTGTCGTGAAGGGATTCGCTGCACGACCTGATCTTGCGATTATCGCCGGTATCAAGGGTGGCTCGATCTCGCGCCGACGAAAGAGTGAAGCATGAGTATCGACTACCGCGAAACACTAGTCACCTACCTGCGTGCTGATAGCACGAGGGATTGTGCAAAGACCCTCGGTATCTCCGTTCAGGCGCTTCAGTACCGTCTCAAGCTGTTGAAGCAAGCTGGCGTCAAGGTGCCGCGCAAGGGACGCGCCCGAGGGAAGATCTCGGCGCTGGAAGTATCACAACTCAACTCCCTCATCAGTAAGCATCTGAAGGAAGAGTCTCAGATTCGATGAGTCGGGTTGTCGCCTACATCCGTGTGAGTACCGAGACGCAGACGGTTGAGAACCAACTGTCCGGGATCGAGAAGTACGCGGAGAGCAACAACCTGACCATCGACGAAGTGGCCGGGGAGACGATCTCCGGGTACAAGAGCAAGCTCAACGAGCGCAAGCTGAGTGAGGTGCTGGCCAGTCTCGAAAGAGGTGACACGCTCATCATCAGCGAGACGAGCCGCATATCTCGTCGCCTACTGGACGTGCTCAACACTATCCAGGAGCTACTAGACAAGGGCGTCAACGTCATCGCCGTCAAGGAAGGCATCGTCTTCCGGGACGACATCAACTCGAAGGTGCTGGCGTTCGCCTTTGGTCTGTCTGCCGAGATCGAGCGCAGCCTCATCTCAGCCCGCACCCGCGAAGCTCTGGCCAAGAAGAAGGCCGATGGCGTCGTGCTGGGTCGCCCGCCAGGCAGCGGCAAGCCGGAAGGCCTGAAGTTGTTCGGCAAGGACGAAGAGATCCTGGCCATGCAGCTCAAACGTGTGCCGAAAGCCACGATTGCGCGCTTGCTTGACGTTAACCGCGAAACATTGAACCGCTACATAAAACGGCAGCAACTAGACAAAGAATTGCTCTGGAGACTTCACCAGAAAATCGGCATTTAACGTATGTGTGCTGATTCTGCCGCACTTTGAACGTAAACCATAACGACGCCGAAGCGTCAAGAAACCACATGAAATGAGAGAAATCAAGTTCAGACTCTGGAACGACGCACAGGGTTTCATGGACGAAGTCGATTCAATCGACTTGGAAGCATGGAATGACCCTGACGAGCGGCCAAGCAATATACACCTGATGCAGTACACCGGCCTCAAAGACAAGAACGGTGTGGAGATCTACGAGGGGGACATCGTCCGCATCGGGACACTCGAAGGCGAACCGCTAGGTGCTATCGAGTGGGATGAGAATTATGCACAGTACGAGATAAACGATAATGACCGCTATAAGTTTGGCGGTGAGTACGTTGAACATCATCGTGCGCAGAGCTTTGAAGTCATCGGCAACATCTACGAGGACCCAGAGCTTCTGAGGGGTGGTGATGCGTGAGTGAACACGAATACCAGCCCGAAGGCCCACGCGACCTTGATCCCGATGAAGCACGAGATCTCGAGTCCCTAGATAGCCGGATCATCAAGCAGCACATCGACGCTGCGATCCGGGAGTGCCGGCCAATCGACGACGCGACGGCGCGCATGATCGCGGCCAACATCCATGGCGGCCAGCGCAGCGCACTTTACGCGTTCACCTCTACCGGCATCGTGGACCGCATCTCGCTCAATCACGAGCTGATGACGCAGTACCACTACGACCACACAGACGGCGATCTAGTCATCTGGCACATGGCCCTGGACCAGTACATCGCTGCGCGGGTGCATGAAGGACCGGTCGAAGGCTGGGGTCGCTTGTGGCACGACGAGGACGAGAACACTCCCCCAATGGAGCCGCGATTACGCGAAGAGCTCCTGGCCGAGTTGATCGACCAGTTCAAGTACGTCACGGACGACGAACTGAAGCGCCGCATCCTGGCGAACGAGGACGACGCAGAAGCCGAGAAGGCCGAGTTCACCCGGCGCTGTGACGAGCGCGGTGAGACGTGGGGCTACGGGATGTGGGAGACAGGTGAAGAGATATGGATCAAGCCAAAAGACTCTTCTGAGGGGGATGGTGATGAGTGACACTCTCCCACGTACAAGCCTCGAACTCCCAACCAGTGAAGAGCTGCTGAGCGCACTCTTCGACATCCCTGGATCAACCGGGGAGACATACAGTCGGCTGCACAACTACAGTCCGCGCAACCTCGGCTTCTTGGCGCTACAAGGTTGTCCACCTCAACCAGTAGCGACGTACAAGCGTTGGAAGGAGCTTGGCTTTCAAGTCCAGAGGGGCGAGAAGGCCTACTCCATCCTTCGACCCATACAGGTGAGATTGAAGGGCGAGGACGAGCCCGACACCGAGCAGGAGGAAGATCCGAAGTTCATCCGCCGCTTCAAGGTGGTGAAGGCGCTCTTCCACTATGGCCAAGTAGCTGGCGACGGTGAGCTACCTCCCTACGTGCCGCGCGATTGGTCAGTTGATCGGGCGTTGGACACGCTCGACATCGTGAGGGCTCCATTCGAGAGCTACAACGGCAACATCGGCGGGTATGCGTTCGACAGGAACATCACTGTCAGTCCCCTCGCCCCCTACCCGCTGCGGACCACCGTGCACGAGATGTGCCACGTAGAGCATGGGCATACCGCTCCTGAGGGAATGAAGGAGTACCAGACGCATCGAGGCGCAATGGAGTTCGAGGGTGAAGCTAGCGCATTCGTGACCTTGAAAGAGATTGATGCTCTGGACGACGAGACGGCACAGGTGAGCAGGGGGTACGTCCAGTCCTGGATGCGTAACGAGCGGCCAAGTGAACAAAGTCTGAGGCGCGTTCTGAGCGTCGCTACACGAGTAATAGAAGCAGGTTACGAAAAGGAGGTGACTAATGGATAGCATCGCCCTTTATGACGCCCGGATGATCTGGCGGAGAAATCGCATTGACTAACTTTGCCCCAGGTCTCACAATAAGCGCCGGGATGAATACACCCAACGACATAGTCACCTCAGAGTTGAGTTTCGAATCACTAGAAACAGAACCCGACCCCAATACCCTACGCGGGATAACAAAGGCAGTAGAGATTCTCACTTGGCACTACCTTCCCGCGTACGCACTTTTCAGGCTTGCCCACATGAGGCGAGCACACTAAGCCGGTCAGCGTCGAACCGTTAGACGTACGAAGCCACGAGGCAACCGGTCGCACCTTTATATAGACCATCTACGGATGGCCTATCAGCTCAAGTAGGAGCGTTCCCCTGTGGGATCGTGTTGGTGAACCTGGTTGAGCTGATAGGGCGCGTGAACGTCTCTCTTTCCTGCGCTCGAACCTCGCATCCGCCGATGGGGACCGAAGACCCCATCGGCACCTCAGCACTGGTCGCCAGCTATCAATAGGTAGTGCTTGCCCGGTGGCCAGTGCTGATGTCTGAACTGCACCCTCGCATCTACGAACTAGGCGAACGACCCCCAGAGGTCGCGCTGATGTCGTTGCAGGAGTTCTACATGCACCAGTACGCGGACTTCTTGCACGACCACATCAACGATCTGCGGCGACAGATGATCGAGGATCAGATCACGCTGCGCGACATCGACCGTCAAGCATTGCTCTTCCCTATCACGGACGCAGAGCGGGAGAGGCGAGAGGCTACCCACGACCACCTGATGCGAGTGATCGGGCACGCGGGGATATGCATGAGCATCATCAGTCGGCCGCTCGCCCCGGACTATCTGTTCTTCCTGCCAATGACACCTGACGCGTGACGTGTCATCCGTCGATCAACCGGTCGGCGGATAACCACACCACGAACAGAAGGTGAGCACTATGACATGGGGAGTCATCATCCCAGCGGATGAGTCGCAGCCGCCCCGGCTGAAGATGTTCCAGGACTTCACGGAGTACCAGGAAGCAGTAGGAGGGCCGTTCCAGGCTCTCGACCTCGAAGCAGTACCCGCATCGTTCTTCGTGAACGACGAGGGCAAGCTGATGGGGCTCGAACAGAACCGGCGCGCGACGTTGGTCTGGTGGGCATCGGTCGCGGGGATCATCGGGCACGACGTACTCGTGGGCGATGTCGTCCTGGTCGGGCTACCGGATGACGACGGCGACACGCAGTCGCTCCCCGGCGAACTGCAACGCATCTTCACGCAGCGCGACCGCTTCCGGGTGGAGTACGTGCGCCAGAAGTCGCCCGAGCCGAGGGTGACGGTGGAGATCATGGAGACGTGGCCAGAGGCGTATGAGTACGCCTGCATCATCCAGGGTCGCTTCCCCGACATCATCAGCACCAAGGTCGTTCCCTTCTGAACGTGGAAAGCCGGTCATCAAGCGATGGCCGGCTCTTCACATTGAAAGCGCCCCTGCCCCCGCGAGTCCTCGTGAGACTCAAGCGGGGAACAGGGGCGGCGTGAAGGGGTCAGTCAGCTGCCGAAGCGGAAGGGCGAAAACCCTTGCGGCGACCTCGCAGGCCGTCCGCGTTCTTGAGCACCTCGCCGATGTTCGGTGAGAGCTTGTTGAACTCCTGGAGCGTCGTGACCAGTTGAACGGTTTCGCCGTTCTTGAGCTCGAGGACCACCAAGTCCTTGATGGACTTGAGGTTCTTGACCTCATCCGGCAGGGCGTCGAACTGGACGGCCTCTTCCAGTTCGGGGTGCGTGCGAACGACGACGGTGACGAAGTCCTCGTCGTTGCCCTCCGCACCAGTCAGGTCCGACACGCGGATCGACTTGAATGCCATTTCCATACCTTCCTCTAGGAACGATAAACGCGGGGTGCGGATATCTGCGCCTTAGTATGAATAAAAGGCATTTCTTGTCAAGCAAGTGCCTGAGCGAAGTTTCTCCACTCAATTTCGACCAGTGTGGGATCAAAACGCATGAGCTTTCCGTCGGCCTCATAAAAGGGCTTAGTAGTGCCCGGCTTCACGTTGATGCGCTCGATCAACCCACGCACTAGTCCCCGCCTCCAATCGTCAGACCCTTCCATCCATGCTTCACGTGCCGACTTGTCGGCAGGGAGCATCGAAAGGATCTCGTGAGTACTTACCTGGCGCGTCAGCAAACGCTCTACGCGCTGCAACTCGCTTTCGGCGGTTGTCTTTGCCCTCTCGAACTGAACGCGCGTCAAAAGGCCTGTGGCGTAGTCGTCTATCAACTGGTTCAGACGTGTGCGCTGCCCGTCGCGATCAGTCAGTAGCTCCCGGATCAGGTCAGCGTCGTCACCAGTTGCGCCGAGCAGTTCCAGTAGAGAGGCGCTGTTCAGATGCGCCAGGATGCTCTCTCGGACCCAGTGATCTAGCGCGTCAGCATTCCGGGTCACTCCTCCGCACCCGTGCTTCTTCTGCCTGTCGCCCTGGACCCGGCACTGGTAGGTCGGTCGCAGAGGCCGGTTCGGGTGATCCTTCTTGGTCATGCCGTTCAAAGGCATCCCGCATCCGCCGCAGAAGATCACACCCGTGAGTAGGTAGCGCCGGGGCTTTGGTGCGTTCGCATACGCCTCAGACCTCAGTAGGAGGTTCAGCTTCAGCTTCTCCCACGTTTCAGCATCGAACACCGGCTCCCAGACAGCGGGGTACTCAACACCGTCATGAACTCGCAGCCCTGCGTAGCGGACCTTGTGCAGCATGTTCCGCACGGTCACCGGGATGAAGGGGCGACCTGTCGTCGTGGTCAAGCCCTCCGCGTTCAGCCACCACGCGATCGCCTTGAATGAGTCCCCGGCCAGTACCCGTCGTGCCATCTCACGTAGAGCCGCAGCTTCAACCGGATCGAGGCTGACGCGATCTTCCTGGTAACCAAACGGCCTACGCCCGCCCTGTGGCTTGCCCTGCTTTGCCTTGCGCTCAGCGATGTCCTTCCCGCGCTCGGAGATCTTCTTCGATTCCTCGCGGTCCATCGTCGCCCGGATGCCGATCTCGAACTCAGACACATAGCCGGAGGGGGTGGCAACGGCGCGGTCGACGTCTAGTCCGGCACGCTCGATCACTTCAAGGAGTGGTGCCCATCCGGGGCCACCTCCACGGCTGAGGCGGTCGGTCTTGTACGCCATGACCATCTGCCAGTCACCATTGATAAATCCCGACAGCAGCAGCTTGAACTTTTCGCGGGACTTGCCGCGGTTCTTATATCCGGATGTAGAAGGAGGTTCAGCTAGAACAGCTACGACTTCATATCCCAGGCGTTCACATGCGCCCTTACATGCCTCTATTTGGGTTTCTATTGATTCCGACCCGTCTCGGGTCTTAGATTGCCTCGCATAAATCACGCATCGCAC